AAGGGGATGTCGGAGTACTCCGGGTTCAAGAAGTCGTAGTGGTCCACTGGCGCGACCTCGCGCCTGCACACCTCTGCCCACTCGCCATCGTCCGGGTCCAAGAGGAGACCGCTGCGCTGTGAGGCAGCGCCGTCCTCATCCGGCTCGGATGGGGGTGGGAAGGCTACGCATTCGACGTCGTCAGAGATGTCGTACATGGGGCAAGGAGGTGGAGCCTGCTCGAACGCCGTGAAGACCGGCGGTGCCGCCGGCGGTGGCGGCGGGGGAGGGGGCAGCCCTGAAGGCGGCGACAGCGGCGGCTCGAACGGTAAGTCCCCAGAGCTCCCAGCAGCGCCTGCCGAAGCAGGCGTCGCAAGGGCGGGGGCCTCCACCGGGGCCTGCAGCGATCGCCGGATCTTCCTGGGGAAGTAATGGTAGGCCACCTCCGGGTCGATGGACCCGATGAGCTCCCCGAGGTGGATGAGTGCGCAAAAGTCCTCGATTGTGCAGCCGTCGTCGCCAAGGTCCAAGGAAGTGTTGACCAAGGCGATCTGCACACAGACCTCAGGGTAAACCCTGTTGTACCGGGCAGCCGCAACATCGAACATAGCCTGGAGGCTAAGGGACGTGCGGCCGAAGGCCCTCTCCTCGTCTGTGTACAGACCCGTGGTGTGAACCGCGGACATGTTGATCTCGTGCTTCTCGCGCAGGGCCGTGGCTTGGTTCAGGAAGCACTCAGCCAAGGGCTGAATCTTTCCACCGAACATGGCGGCCAGCGAGCAGCAGCGTGCAAAGGTGGTCTCAAGCGTGATAGGTGCCGAGGCATGCACACCGAGCTTGAGCAGGTAGCGCCCTACTGCCGGCACCCAGGGGATGTCGACGTTGCAACAGCCATCGACCATGTGGATGTGGATGCCGATGAATTCTGCGCGTCCGTTCTTGATGTACTTGAGCTTCGCCTTGTAGCCGAGCTCCTTGGACTCGGCTTCGACCAGTTCCTGATTCTCCGGCGTGGAGTAAATCTCCGAGGTGCGGCCGAAGACATCGTCGCCTTCCACAATCGCCTTCAAGTGCACGGGCACGCAAGCTTTGGTCCCGTCAGGCTGTACCAGCGGGATGGAGAGAAACTTGTGGTCGTGCTTGCCCGTCGCGATGTGGAACCTACCCTGTTTGTCAGTCGTCAACAAGTGCTCGGGGTTCTCCACGTGGGAGGAGAGCGTGACGCCTGTCTCGATCATGTTGTTGATAGCGGATGTCAGTAGCTTGCCCGAATCGAGCATGCTGTCAGGCAGCTTTGCCTCCAGCTTGACGTCGCCGCTGGGTGTCTTGACCCGGAATACCATGCGCAGGCCTGTCTTGACGTCGGCGACAATCTTCGCGTCTTCTTTGCCTGCGAGGTACCCATCAATCTCGTTGGAGATGATCGAGGCGATCTTCTGCACGATGCTCAGAGCGCATGCATAAGTTCCTTCCCCTTTCTTGCTGCATCGAGTGTGGACCTCCATGCCTGTCTGGTCCACCTCCAGTCCGACAACCGGCTCCTCCTTCCCGTCCAACTTGACCTTCTTCGAAAAGTCCCGCATGATCTCGTCAGCGACCTGCTCACGCGGCTGGCCTTTGATCGAGAGGCGGTGGAGGGCTCCCATAGCCCCCATGGTCTCGGGAGGAGTGGTGCGGTTGCCGTCATCGTGGGCTTCTCCGACTTCGTCTCCCTTGTCAAATAAGAGAAACTCGAAAATGTGCCCAGCAACTTGGGAAAGTATAAATAACTGCATGCCGTTATCTACGACGTTGCGCGCGAACTTGTGGGTCTTCGCAATGACCTCCCTCTTCGTCGTCCCCTTTCGGGTGACGATCTTGTGCACGGGGACGGTCTCAAGCTCAGTCAAGCACTTGGTGAGCTCTTCTTGCGAGAACTTCTCGCGCGCATGCGCCAGGAGGTCGACCCCTCCGTACAGCTTCATGTAGGCCGCTTTGATGCGGGACTTCGTATAGACCTTGGTATTGACCGCACTCATGAAGCGGTTGAACCTGAGCCAAGCTGGGGACTTGGTGTTCAACGTGTGCTCCGGCTTGGTGCGGCCTTCCACGGCCGAGATGCTGGTCAACGCATGATTCTTAAACC